GAGTTTAATCCCTACTCTTTTTTAAAGGAGTTGATTATATGATAGAAGATAGATATATGCGTATGTTTGAACTAATCATACAAAGACAAAACGCTATAATGGATATGTTAAGTTCTTTTATGCAAGTATACGCTAAAGACAATAATCACGCTATCGAAGATGTAAGAGAGGAGTGTGAGTACATAAATGACGTTGAAGGATTTGATAACTAGAGTTAGGCAATATACTCGAGATATTACGGGTTCACTGTTTACACAAGACGATATAATCGCATTTATAAATGAAGGTGTAGACAGAACTAGACGTTATAAATATTTTAAAGGTATGAAGTATTTAACATCTCTTTCTGATGAGCCAATACTTTTACCTAGCGAGTATCATCATTTACTTGCTATATATGGTGCTAGTAGATGTTTTACACAAGATGAACAAAACTACTTAGCTCAACAATTTATGAATGAATACGAGTACAAGACTTCTGAGATGGAACAACTTATAAACGACGGAGAGCTTATTATAGAAGGTTATGATGAGAGTAATAATAAGCCATTTGATGCGGTTAAAGATGTGTATTTCACAAAATTTGTATTAGGTGGTGAATAGTATGTTTAATAGCAAATCATTCATAAACAACTCTTCTGTTCCCTCATCACCTCAAAGAATAACTTTTACTGTTAAGAACTTTACAGGAGGACTTAATAATACATCTTCTCCTTCGAGACTTAACGACAATGAAAGCCCTAATCTGTTAAATGTACGTTTTAGAAAAGACGGTTTACTTGAAAAAAGAAGTGGTTTAACTAAATACACATTTCACAACCCTGCACATAACATAGAAGGTAAATTACGTAGATTATGGGTACTAAGACCAGAACCAGGAGTTGAGACTTTATTAATGCACGTTGATGAGAATTTTGTGTATGTTAGGTCTGATGGAACTCCAATATTTATACCGTGGGGACAAGATGGTGTATATAAACCTGTTAGTGGTGTTCAATTTATGGACAAGTTCTTCTTAGTTGATGGGGCAAATCACATAAGATTTTTCAAACTAGAAGATTTAGAAACTATGGACTTACCACGTATATACTTTATATCTACACCTCCTTATGAATATACTCCTAACCCTAAACCCGCCACAAAAGGGGAATGGAAGGAAGAACAGTTTAGAGAACATAGGTGGAGAGCTTGGTATGAACCTTGCCAATACGAATTAGAGGACGGTTACAAAGGTACTAATATGCAAACTAACAAATGCAATATGCTTATAGTACACAAGGATAGACTTTATGCCACAGGTAATCCAGACGACCCTAATATGGTTTATATAAGTGATATACTTAATCCGTTTTATTTCCCTGCATCACTTCCTGTACAACTACCTCCTAATGGAGATAAGATAAACTGTATGAGAGTATTTGCCGACTCTATAATATTTGGTAGAGATAAAGATGTTTACGCTTTACACGGTAATACAAACAGAGATACAGAAGAAGCATATACGCTTAAAAAGATAAACACTCATACAGGTATAGTAAACGACCATTGTGCTGATGTGATACATAACTTTATGTTCTATGTGGGAACTGACGGTAACTGTTATAAACTTAAAACAACTAACTCTAGTGAATTAATACTTGCCACACAACAACTTAATACAAAAGTTAATCTATTTGAAAAACCTATAAGTAAAAACATTTGGGATATACGTAATTGCCACACAGGTTACGATCCATATAATGGTGAATGGTGGATACAGTTAGGTGATTTGAGCCTTATATATAATTATCAATTAATGGCTTGGACTGTTTACTCTGGTACTGAAAACGTAATAATGTTTAACTATCACGATAAGTTTTTATTAGGTAGAGATAGAAGTGAAATAATGTATTTTGACGATAGTGTATGTTATGACTACGATTATGAATATCCAGAGTTAAAACTCCCTATACCTTGTTATTGGACTTCTAAAGACATAGATTTTGGTTCTCCTATACGTATTAAACAAATCAGAGATACATATGTTGTATCGGAAGTATACGATAATAAGCGTTGTGATGTGAGAGTTAAGTATGATATAGATTATGTTTCTGTTGAAAATGAAAACAGAATAGAAAGTGAAATAGCACTTTGGGACAAGGCTATTTGGGATAAGAGTAGATTTATAGCATCTAATATATCTCGTTCACTACCGATAATGGTTGGTAGACGTGGTAAGACATTTAAGATATGGATAGGTAATGGTTACAAGTTTAAAAACTATGTAACAGAACTTCCACATCAACAAGAAACAGAGGTTGGTGATTTGTTCTATTGCAATGGAAAGTTTTACGTAAGACAACCTAGAAATTATGAAACTAGAGAATATTATAGAGAACTTGAAGAAGAAGAACTTTATCAACCAATGAAAATATATGAAATAAGTGGTCTGTACGAATTTAAAGGTTACAGATAACGGAAAGGATAATTATGAAAGAAAAAGAATTAAAACAATTAAAACTTACTAAAAACATCATCATACCTTTTCCTAACTTCCAACAAAACACTATTATATCTCCTACACAAATGAATGATAACTTTGAGGAGATAGAACACGCTTATAATAACCTTATAGACAATCACAACGGTGCTATAACAAAGATAAATGAAGCATTAGCAGAGATAACATCTAGTGATAACGAAGCTATAAGTAATGAACAAGCTAGGGTACAAGCAGAAGAAATTCGTGCTCAAAACGAAAAACAAAGAATTAGTGATGAAGATGAAAGAAGAGCAGAAGAGAAAAAACGTATTGCAATGTATAACACTCACCTTAATGATGAGTTAAGAAGAGAACAAAAGCATACAGAAATGGTTAATACGTTTGACACTAAAGTTGATGAAGTTGAAGAGTTTGTTACTGTTAAAGGTCAAGAAGTTCAAAACGCTATAAATGCTATACCTCCCAAATCAGAATTAATAGGAGCTAAAGGTGATAAAGGGGATAAAGGTGAGAAAGGCGAAAAAGGAGAGCGTGGAGAACGTGGTTTACAAGGTATACAAGGTGAACGTGGTCTACAAGGAGAGCGTGGTTTACAAGGTGTAAAAGGAGATAAAGGAGATAAGGGTGATAAAGGAGATAGAGGGCTTCAAGGTGAGCGTGGAGAGCAAGGTGTTAAAGGTGATACTCCAAGTATTACACATTTAGAAACTTCTATAAACAACAAGGTAAATGAAGTAGAAACTAGATTTAATGCACTTACATCTTCACAACAACAAGATGCAGAAGTTATAGACGCTAGGGTAGATTTTAAAGGAGTAGCATTTGATAGTTTAAAAGAGAGGATAGATTACACAGATAAACTGTTACGAGATTCTACAGTATCTACTGTTACTACTGAAAGTGATTTTACTACTGTTGAAGCAACGTCAAATGGGTATTTTGAGGATGTGAAGTTAGAAGGTAAGACGTTAGTGAATTTAGCCACACAACCTACTAATAATGGTGCTATAAATCATCAATACGCTACTATAAGCACGGTTACGAATATAAAACCTTCTACTGAATACACTTATATTATACGTAATAATGGAAGTGAAACGCTTAAACTATACCTTAACACTAATGGTGGTTTTGATTGGTTTGATTTAGATGTAGAAGCTAATTCGACTGTTATAGGGAAAGCTAGAACTTTACCTACTATAGATGGAGATATATGGTTATCACTAAAGAAAGCGGAAACAATAGAACAAAACTTACAAGTTGTATTGTTAGAAGGCGATCACACACAAAACCCACCAAGTTACTTTGAAGGACTTAAATCAGTAGGTGATGGAGTAGATGAAATAGTAATTGAGAGTGTTAATAGTGATGAAGCACAATTAGACAAAAAACAACTCCTATACTACAACAACGAAACTCAAACGTGGGAAAAACCTATATTACGTCAATGGGATAGCATTGAGAAACACGCTGATGGTAAGTATTATTACCATGTTAGAAGTATAGAAGAAGAATATACAGAAGGAGATGAAACTGTAACTGATTATATAACTGATATGACTAAAACAGTTAAAAAAAATTCCTCTGAAAAAGTATATGAATGTACTAACATAGATTTAATAACATATGCAAATGAAACTAACTATATAATTGAGTGTGGTGCAATAGCACCTAAATCTACTTTTGAAATACATTGTAATATAAGTAATGTTGTTAGTATGTTACAAAGAAAAGCGTCTATATCTGAAAGTAATTTACTTACTTCAAATGGTGGTGGTAATGGCGACCATACTCACTCTAATTTGAATGTGTTAAACTCTATAACTCAAACTAAAATAAATGCGTGGGACGATAAAGCTCCTTCAAATCATTCACATACAGGATATGCAAGTAGTTCACATACACACAGTAATTATGCAAATACATCGCATACACATACTGAATACGCTAATAAAACACATACACATACTGAATATGCTTCATCTAGCCATACACATAATTATGCAAGTACATCACATACTCACTCTGAATACGCTAATAAAAAACATACACATAGTACAAATGATATAAGTAATTTAAGTAATTATATCTCTGATTTGATTACTAATAACACTTATGTAAATTCATTAAAAAGCACTATTGATACACTTTCTTCTGAACTTGTAAGAGTAAAGAAAGATATTGAAGCGTTAAAAAATAACTCTGGTAGTGCTAACATTCCTGTAACAGGCATTAACTGTTCTGAATGGGAAGTTAATTTACAAGTTGGACAAACAAGACAAATAATTGCAAGTGTTATTCCTTCAAGCGCCACAAACAAATTGATACATTGGTACTCTGATAATACTCTTGCTGTTGATGTTAGTTCAAATGGTTTGATAACGGCAAAAGGTGTTGGTTATTCAAAGGTTACTGCTACAACAGATGATGGTGGACACAAATATGATATTCGTGTTACTGTAACTGCAAGTAGTGGTGGAGGAAGTGGAAGTACAACTACTTCTGGAATAAAAGTAGAACCTGCAAGTGTTTCAATAGAAATTGGTAAAACTGCCGACGTAACAATATCGTTTGGAAGTGATGTTATAAACAAAAATATTGAGTGTATGAGTAGCAGTGGAGCCATTGCTAGTGTATCTGGTTTAGGAAGTTACAAATATAGAATAACAGGAGTAGGTCAAGGACAAACTTCAATAAGATTTAGAACTTCTGATGGGAAATTTGAGACTTCTTGTTCTGTAACAGTTACTGCACCCTCAAGTGGTGGTGGAAGTGGAATGACTTCAAATGAGTACGAAGAGTCTTGTAAAAGTGAATATATATTAGATAAGATGTATCCAATGGGTCAATCACACGAAGCTATTCCTAATGGTAATATAACGGGTTGGAAATATAATTCAAGATGGGAAAATCAAGATAGACCATATGCTATGGCTCACAGTTGTGGTCAAAGTGGATGCCCAGGAACAGGAGCATTTCAAGCACTAGGTTGTTGGTCTAATATATATAGAGTTGAAGGAACACCTTTTACTCAAAATACTGCCGTTGAAATGAAAGATATAAAAGTGTATGGTTGGTATAATGGAGTTTGGGAATTAGTTCAACATCTACCTGTACCAAATGGTAATTTTTATGCAGAGTCATTTAATGGAGACAGTAATAGATATTTTGGAGATAGTGTTAAACAATCTAGCACATCAAAAACTATAATACTTAGAGAAGCAAACAAGATTAATTCAGAAAACTGTATGTATCACCCATTTTCAAATATAAAGGCTTTTGATACTAAATACCAATACATTTATACTTGTATAGATTTGAGAAAAGTTAAGTGGGATGAAAATGGTGTAGATGATAGAGATAGTACGCATTACTGTAGTAACTGTGGTGGAGATTGGTGGTTAAAAGAAGGATTAATGTTCCACGATAGTTGGCAACACAACAAAGGTGTATGTCAACCTAAGATGATTGAAATTACAAATGAATGGAGAAGGTTTAGTATGACTACTGTTCCGCAAGGTTGGTCAAACGGCTTCCCTCAATAAACATT